CGGCAGTAGCGCACATTCTCGGCATTCTCGACACGGGCGAAGACGCCGTAGTCGGTGGCCGAGCGCCGCAGCTCCTCGGTCAGTGCGCTGACATTGGGCTCGTCGCCGACCCGTGCCATCACGTCGGTTGCCTGCTTGTAGGAATCTCCTTGCATAGTGTCTTTTGTTAGTATCCACCGCCGCCGCGGCAATCAAAGCCCCCATGGCCTACGAAGGCAAGACCGGAGACCAAGAGCATCCCCAGGCAGTCGATGGGGTCCTTGGTCGCGCCCTTCTGCCCGTCGCGCCCGGTGTGCTCGGAAAGTGCGTAGGTAAGGTTGACGCAGTCGTCGGTGATGTAGAGCGAGGGCTCGTTGAGCGGGGTGAGCGGCTGGGTGGCATCGTAGGAGAGGAGGCTGTTGATGGCGCTGGTGCGCTGGTCGACGGGCACGCCGGGTGCCGGTACGAATGCCATGGGCTCGTCCTGGGGGTTGTCGGACTCGGCCAGGAGGTCGATCAGGGTTGTGCCGCCGGCCTCGGATAGTGCGGGCGAACCGCCGGCCTTGGGGTCGATCAGACGCATCACAGGCTCGCCGTAGCCGAGGTCGGCCTCAATGGTCCTGAATAGGTTACGGTACTCGGATATCGACCGCCCGGCATCCAGGGTCTGAGCGGGGCCGAGCTTGCCGTCGGGCTTCTCGGAGGGCAGGGCCCACTCGCCGTAGTTGCTGAAGTCCGGGAACTCGCGGACCACGATGCGCTTGCCGTCCTCGTAGACCAGGAGCCAGAGGCAGAACCAATTCCGGGCGCCGGCGGGGTCGCAGACCATGTACAGGGTGCCGCCGGGGGGCACTTTGGAGGCCGGGATGCAGTGGATATCCGGGCGGAAACGGGCGAAGGCCTTGCCGATGTTGTCCGAGGCCCAGCCGTAGGCCCGGGTCAGGATCTGCCCCATAGGCGAGGTGACCAGCTTGGACTTCATCTCGTCGAAGGGGTTGTACGGGTTGTCTTCACTGAAAAAGAACACGGTACGCCGGTTGGTTTGGGGCTGCACCATGGTGCGGGCGGCCTTGCCGAGGGGCCAGGTCGGTAGGGCTTGCTTGCCCTTGATGAGCTCGGCGTCGTGGAAAGCGGAGATTGAGGAGCCGGCGGTGAACTCCTTGTAGACACTGGCCACGCCCTCGAGGGGTGTCTGGGTGACCAGGAGCTTGCCGCGGCGGGTGATCAGGCGGTAGCGGAGTGTGTCCACCCAGGATTGCGGGACCAGCTCGTCGCACCAGATCAGGTCGGCCTCGCGGCCTTCGATGGTGTTCTCGGATTGCGTGTAGTTCAGGAAGTCACAGCGTGATCCGTTGGGTAGGATGAATGAGCCGTCGGTGAAGCCATTCTTGCGGCTGTAGTTCAGGTAGTGAATACGGCCCTTCTTGGTGGCCCGGAGTGCGACGGGCAGGTAGTTGTAGATTGCGGGCTGCTGCACGGTGACTGAGGTGGCGTGGCTTGTGTGGCAGCAGAGGACGCTGGCGTTTTCCTTCTCGAGGAGGGTTTGCACCACGCGGCGTGCGGCCCAGAGGGTTTTACCGGCGCGGTTGCCGCCGGAGATCAGCAGCTCCTGGGTGGCTGCGTACTCGGTGTTGGCGATCTCCCAGTGGTCAGGGATGAAACCGTAGGTGTAGGGGTCGGCCTTTTCGAGCAGCACGAGCTGGGTGCGCTTCTGCTTCAGCTCGAGTGCCCGGGGGTGCGAGGCGTCTACCCGGGGGATGACGGGGTGCAACGGCTGCTCGTTCCACCAGGCGGTGTTGCAGGCCTCGGTGCAGAAGCGCTTCTGCTTGGGGCCTTCGCGCTGCTTGATGATCTCGAAGGGCTTGGAGCAGGTGAGGCAGAGGGGGTGTGACATAGGGGGGATTCCACTCACTTTACAGAAGAGGACAGAGGATGACTGAGGATGACTGAAGGCTGTGTGGGGTGTGTTTGTTTATATTTTTCGTTTTAGAGAACCCGTCGACTTTTAGCGTCGCCGCGGATTGCCCGACCCCCTCCCCCGGGGGCCTGGGCGGCCTGGTGTCTGCCTTGTGTAACGGGGTAGGACATTGGGTCTGCCGAGGGGTGCTAAAGTGCGTTTCAATCAATGTTTGCAGGGGTTTGCTGCGTGTTTGAGTGTCGAAGTGAATATAACTGCTATTGTAGGCATGAGTGCCCAAAACAGGCCTAAATGCGTGGTTTTTGGTGGTGCTGCCGCGGTAGGGGTAGGACATTTTGGGCCACTACCTAAACCAGGTCGGGCGTCTGCTCGTCGTTCACGGGCGTCACGTCGCGTTCTTTCAGGTCCTTCATCAGGTCGCGATGGCTCACAGAGGCCGTCATGGCGAGGTGAATTGAGGTGGGTTGCCCCTTAATTACAGCGAGTTTGTCGGTCAGCACGGCGACCGCTACGGGAAGTCCACGATCATCGATCAAGTTAATAGAGGATTCGGCCAGTCGCTTGGTGCCCTTCCAGATCGCAACCTCCAGAAAACCCGTCACATCCTTGCGCCAGTCCTCCTCGTTTTCAGGGTAATCGACTGGGACCTTAACGCCTCGGATCAGCTTAAACGCAGTCGTAGGGCTTAGTCCGGTATCTTCCGCTATCTTCTCAAGCGACTTGTTCTCAAGGATACCAGCGACGACAGCGTCCGCTTTCTCTTGGGTCAGCTTGTTGTTGAAGTGTTGATTGGGGTGGTGGCTTTTGACGTACCCGAGCTCTTTGACCGCGTTGAAGACCTTCTCTTGCGTTGCCTGGGGGATCTCGGTGTTACCTGCCAACACGCGCTGGGTGTACAGGTAATTGACTCCGGCTGCCTTGGCGACGTCCTCGATGCTCGGCTTCTTGTCCTTCTTACCCGGCATAAGGCGCAAAGCTAAAGGGAAACTCTCCCCAGTGGTTGAGCTGTTTCTTGGGCTTCATGGAGTAGTGCTTCACTCCGGCCAGGGTCATCCTGACCGCGGCGGCGTAATCCTCACTGAGATACTCAAGTTTACCGGGCATGGATTCCATGGCCAGGGGCATCCACAGGGTCGGGAAGCGCTCGACCCTCACATCGTCGCACCAGTCGATCCGATAGGGGTTCTGCACTCCTGACCCTCCCAAGCAATCAAGTGCGCTCATAAGGCAACCTCGAGTGATTGCGAGGCATCCCGATGCGAACATCGTGACAGGAACAAGCTCGGAGGCGCACTCAGCGTCATTCACCTGGTGCTTCAGGGCCTGCAGGTGCTCCACCTTTGGGCGCAGGGCTGGTCGGGCCGGGAGCGACCGGCAGGAGTAGGGGATGCATACCGTTGCCTGGTGTTCATGGGCTAGCTCGGCCATGCGGACTATATCGGCTGCAGTGAACTCGATGTCGTGGTCCAATTGGACCCACACATCTTTGCCGGAGTCCAGGAACCACTTGGTGGCGCGGCAACGGGAGCGGCTGATCAGTGCATCCTCCCGGATGGTGCGCAGATCGGTCTGCCTGTCTGAGCGGGCGAACGTGGCCGTCAGGTCGACCCAGGACATCATGCAGGCAGCACTTATGCCACCGTAGGCGTACATTGAGACATGGATGGATGGGCGGGTGCCTGCCTTGGTTGGCTCCTGCACCACCGAGTTGGGCTGTTGCGCGTGGATGAATGGATCTTTTATCAGATCCTCTGTGTTATTCATTCTGATTTAGAGTTGTGTTTGATTCGTTCTGATTCAAGGAAAGCCTCGTGACCCTTTGCCAATATATACGGCACCGATCCGCGGGATACTCCAATTGCTTTTGCCAAGTCATTGAGTGTCATTCCGAGCTCCCGGAGATCGTAGGCACGCCGGCAGAACTGCGGGGTGTACTTGTCCGGGTGGACGTACTCGGTCGACTCGATGTTTGGGTCGGGCGAACCGTCCGCTAGAAACTTCTGGCTCAGCGGGTAGGACATCAGGCCATTGTTGATGGCCCACTGCACCAGCCTCGGGCTGTCGTGCAGCAATTTGGTCCTGTCTAGGTCGTACTTGGTTTTCATCAGTAGATCGGGGGCGGGTCGGAGAAGCGGCAGTACTGGCCGTCGTACCACAGAGGAACCAGGCCGCACTCACCGTCTCGTTGTTTGGCAATGGCGATCACAGCCTCACCTTGGGCCTCATGGCGTTCACGGTTGAGCAGTAGCACAAGGTCAGCGTCCCTTTCAATCTGCCCGGAGTCGGCCAAGTCGGTCAAACGGGGCACTCGGCCTTTGTCCTTCTCGTTCTCTCGATTGAGCTGGGCCAGGGCAACCACGGCTGTCTTGGTATCAGAGGCCACGCCTTTGAGTCTGCCCGAAACTTCTGCAATCTCATACGTTTTCTTCTCTGCAGCCCTACTGCCGTGGATCTTTTGCAGGTAGTCGACCAGGACCAGCTTCACGCCCCACTTGCGAACAGAACGACGGATTACCGCGGTGATGGTTGCGATGTTAGATACAGATGAACCAGACACAAAATGAATGGGGCTGCCTGCGATTTTGGCCGAGGCAGTCGACATTGCCTTCATGCCTCCTTGGTCGAGCTGGCCGGTCTTGATGTCCTGCATCGGTATGGTGCCGATAGTCGAGACCATACGGCGCACAATAGATTCATCGGACATCTCCAGGCTGATGAACAGGGTGGGTATCCTGGCGTCTATGCCGGCTGCCTTGGCAATGGCAATGGCGATGGCTGTCTTTCCGATGCTGGGTCGGGCTGCAATGATGGCCAGCTCACCGTATTGGAATCCATCGGTCATCTGGTCGAGCCTATGGAAGCCCGAGGTGATCCCGGAAAGCTGGCCCTGCCTCGAGAATCTTTCCTGCGTCGAGTCGATGAAACGGCTGACAACGGACTTGGAAGATTGCACCTCTTCCTTGGAGGCCTCAACGGTGAGCCCTGCCTCGGCATTAGAGACGATTTGATCGACGGAGAGGGTGGATACAGCGGACTCACGTATCAGACGGTCTCCAGCGGTTCTGAGCTGGCGTCTGTGGTAGGCCTCCAGGACAGCCTGAGAGAATGCCGGATGGTTGGCCGGGCTGGGACACAGCTCGTCGCAGCGGTTGAGAGCCTCGAATGGTGGAGTGACCTGAGGCATCGAGCGCTTCCATTCCTTGACCACCGTTGTCAGGTTGACCGGCTCAGTCTTGGCGACCAGACCTTTGGTAATCTCGTACAGGTGCCGGAGGCTGTCGGTCTCGATGGCATGGGTCGGGATCTTGGCGAACACCTCGTGACAGACATCGGAGCCACCGGAAAGACAGGCGCCGATCAGGCCGTACTCGTCGTCCTGGGCAAAGTAGGGGTCATTCATTGGTAGGCGGAGATGTCGGTGGAGAAGGTGCCGGACTGAGATGATCCGGATGCCAGAAGGGCTTTGGATGCAAAGATGCCTTGGTAATTGTTTGCCATGGAATGCGTCACCGCATCCGGGAAGGTCTGAGCATTGAACTCTTTGGCCCAGGCATTCAGGGCAGCCGAAAGGCCAATGCGTTTGTAACCCTGCTTTCTTTCAGCCTTGTAGGCCAACCAGGTCTCGACAGCAGCAAGGCATTGGTCGGTCTGGAGATTCTCAGGCAGTGTTAAGCCGAACTTAACTCCCCAAAGAGGTTGCACGGTAATCTCGGGCACGACGGCAGTCGTCGACTCCTCTCCCTGTTCCCTTTCCCTGTTCCCTGTTCCAAGGCTATTTTTCTCGAATCCTCGCGAATCCTCGCGAACATCGTCGAATGATGGCAGCTTGGAGGCTGAAGGTTTGTCGATTTTCTGGTGATTCTGCCATTTTGGGATGTCGAGGTAGGCCTCGCCGTCGACCTGGTACAGTCGAATGCAGCCCTGCTTCTCAAGTTCAGAGATCCAGCCTGGGAGCTTCTTAAAAGCATCGTCGTCGTAAGGGTAGAGACGGCTCGCGAGGAGTCGCGAGGATGCGCGAGCCCTCCCGACATCATCACAGCAGGAGAACAGCCCGATGAAAAGAAGCCGTGCCTCTCTCGAAACCCTACCAAGGCTTTCGGACTCCCAGAACTCTGGTTTGATCGACCGGATTCTCATTGGGTGATTTCCTTTTTGGCCTGGGCCAATGTAACCTGATTCCTCAGTCCCAGCAGCCACTCTTTAGTCATGATTCCTGTCTCTGCTGCATCTTTGATAAGATGGCTTATCTCATGAGGCGGCCATCCAGCCTCATGCCCAGCTCGCTCAATGAAAAAAAGGCACCCCTCATCTGCATCCATGCCTTGCTGCATCATGGAAATCTGCCGATCGATCTCAAAGCAGGCCGAAACTTCCCACAGGTGGAAGTAGGAAGGCCTTGGGCATGAGTCGTCATTGCCTTCAACGTGACACTGCCGGCAAAGCGTCACCATTGATTGGTTTGGGTATTCCCAGGGCATCCTTCCTGAGATGTAGTAAAAGTGGTGAACGGTTAGCGTGTTGGTTTCGGACTCGCACTTGATGCACCGGAAACCGTCTCTCGACATGATTTCAAGGCGCTTCTTCTGCCACCGCGGATCTTGGAGTTTTTCGGAGTAGGTCATGATTCAAACGGAAAACCCCGTCACACATCGAGGTGAGGAATCGCGGAGAAACAACGCGACGTGCACGATGCGGACGGGGTAAAATTGATTGGTCATGGTTTCTCTGAAGGTTTCGACGCTCACCTCTCACAGCTCACGTCGACGGGCTGCTCCCTAGCTGACAGCCGGGGCGGTGTCCAGCGCTCAATAGGCCGGTATCAGGATGTCCGCCACCTGCTGGGTGAGCTGCACGTCCCGCAGGCAATAGTCGATGGCTGCCTGGCGGTCGGTGTTCCACAGTAATGAGAACTCGGCGCCGCTGCCCGACTTCTCACCGAGGCCTAGGTGCCGGCAGATGGCTCCGAGGCTGCCGTGGGCTCGATTGTCCCCGAGCTGCCACACCTCGCGCAGGTCCACAATCAAGTCGTTCCAATAGCGTCCCTGGCGCAGCCAGTAGGGCACCGTGATGCGATGCTTCCAGGAGCGCTTGATGAGGAAGGGCAGGTCGAAGGCTTTGACATTGAAGCCGATGAGTTTTGGCTGCCGTTCATAATAATTGAGCATGGTCCACCATTCCCGGAGCATGGCGGCCTCATTGTCCTCGTTCTTGAGCACGCCGAGGTGCTGGTGCTCGAAACGGTAGCCGATGCACAGGATCTGGCCTGAGAGGGCATCCAGGGCGGCGTTGCGGATGTAGTCGCTGACGTGGTTCTCCTCGGCCCTCTGCAATTTCTCGGCGATGATGTCCGGGTTCTTGATGTTTCCGAGTTTGACCAGGCTCGGGTCGAAGGGCGGGATGTGGAGTTGGTCGAGCGGCAGAGGCCCGGTCTCGATGTCGAATACAATTGTTGGATTGGCAGGCATTGTTCTAAAGCGATTTGAGTTGGTAGATTTGTGCGTTTGTCCCGATGCGCACCCCCGGTTGCACCACGAGTCCCAGCAGCAACAGGCTGCCGGAGAGTATCAGAAGCGTTTGCCGCAGTGCGGGCAGCAGTGCTTCGTTAGGAACGGAGGCTTCTCGAGCATCGGCACCTCGAGCCACTCGCAGATTTCTGCGTAGCTCTTGAGCCCAAAGCCCGATACAGCCTGCGGGTGGAGGTGCCCGCTACGGTAGAGGTCCATGGCGTCCTCCTTGGACTTGATCGCCAGGCGCTCGATGATGTTGTAGGTCCGCACGCTGAAGGGCCAGCCCCACTGGTGCAGGATTCCCTCCTGACGCTTGGCAGCCTGTATCACCTGGCTGATGCGTTGTTTCGAGAGACCCAGATGATGCCCGATAGATTGCAGGGTCTCTCCCTCGGCCCGCATCCGCACCACGTCGGGCACCAGATGGGCGAGCTTCATGTATGACTTTCGGGTGCTCATGTTAGAACGGGACGTCGTCGGTGTTGGGTTCTTCCTGGGCGGAGATCTCCTCGAGGCGCTTGGTCAGCGCGGCGATGAGCACGATGTCCTCCGGGCTCTTGCCGGGGCTCACCTTAGCCTTGGGCAGCCAGTGCTCGCCCAGGCCGCGCACGGCGTCTGCGGTCAGCTCGGAGAGCGGAGTGCCGCGGAACTTACCGACGTGGACCTTGACCTCGGCGATCTTAACTGGCGCCGCGGTGGCCGGCGTCACCGTCTTCACCTTGTCGTCCTCCCGGGGCGGCCTGTCCTGCAAGCGTACCCACAGGCCCGAGGGCTTCAGCTCGCCGTTCTTCAGCGGCATGATGAGCTTGATGTTGGCGTAGGTACGGGTGCCGTCCTGCGATTCCTCGTGAGCGATCACGATGCTGCAGGACTTGCCGATGAGGCTCTCCAGGTCGAGCGCCTTGTTTTCCTGCTCGCTGAGTTTCCGGCCAAACCAGTCCTTGAGGAACTTGGTGAGTGCTGCCTTTTCATGCAGGCTCGGAACCATGGGCTTGGTAAACACCACCCAGGGCTGCACCGGGTCCCGGCTGTCGTCGATCAAGTCGATCTCGAAGGCGAGCTTGAACTTCTTTTTCACCCCGTATTCGGTCTCGTACTCCTTGAGCGGAGTCACGTCCACACACACTGCCTTGCCCGTGTATTCGGGGCATGGTGCGTACTCTTTCTTACCGCCTGTTGCACTGATTATCATATCGTCTTACGTGTTGTTGTTGTTGTGTTTATTTCGAGGCTTGTTTTTCGACCTCGGAAAGTTGTTGTGCCATCCGGGCGTACTGCGCCCAGTAGTCAGGCCAGGTTGCCTTGATCTTCGCCAGGTTGTCTGAGTCGGCCACTAGGGCCGCGGCGCCTAACTTGCGAACAAAAGAGCCTCCGTATTCAATCATGGTGCGTGCTACGTCGAAGTCCTTCACTTGGAGCCTTTCCCGCGCTTCCTGGTAAAGAAGCTGGTGAACTCGACCTTGACCTTCCGGGCAGTCCTGAAGGCCTCGCCGGCGTCCTTCTTGGTCAGGTGGTAGGGGCCGGTGCCCTCCTGTTGGATTTGTAGGGCTGTTTTCATGTGTTTGGTTCAACGGATATGTAGTAACCGGATTCGTACAATGGGCTTCCAAAGTCACAGTGGGCGACTCGATGGTTGGCATCTGAATCTGCTGCGTTTGTTTCCCATCCATGGTTGTGGTGCCGTTTACAATATGGGCACCATACTTTGATTGTGTTTCCTGTTCGTTTTCCAACTAACAGTGGCGAAGCCTTTTTGTTCCAGCGTTTCATTGCAGTATGAAGTCGAAGTTGATGTGCCAGGTGTCTGACAAACGGTTGTAGGTGTCTCCCTTGATGCGCCAGGTGCGCGGGTCCCGGGTGGTCCCGCTGTGCCGGCACTTGATCCGCACGTCGATGTGTTGGATGGCGGTGTTGCGCAGGTGATGATCTGGCGGCAGTTCGTGCAGTTTAGTGATCATAGTTGCTCCGCCAGTTGTTTGATGTACTTGTTCCGATGTCTCGGCGTTAAACCGATGATGTAGCTGAGAGTTTCGACCGCGTTGACCGAGTGGATGAGTTGCCAGTACGGCCTCGCTGCGTCGAGTTCCTTAGCTCGTTCCATGTCCACCACGAGCACTTCGCCGGTCATGGTGTGTCGGTAAATAAATGCTACGTTCATCGTCCCTCTAGCCATTTCTCCAAGTCATGGAGTTCATCCACTTTGGCTTCGAGTTCTTTGATGTGGTCGTTGAGACGATTGAGTTCCATCACAATGCCCCGTGGACGTATGTCGCTTAGGAAATTGCCTTCTGGAGTCTTGATGCTGAATCCATTCAGTGGAGGCATTCGTCGCAACACGATGTGGGTGTAGCGTTTCACCGATTTACCTCCTTCAGTATGAAGTAAGCCGAACCAGCAATCACAAGTGCAAGCCACAGTTCTGGATGTCGTTTGTGAAACTCCAGCTCATCTTTAACTAATTCAATAACTTCTTTGAGTTTCATAGCTTCTCCTTTCCATCGCCAGACTCCACTCGTTCACGCCCCAGAGCCTCACGCGCATCGTCGCGGACATAGTTGTTCACGGCGTAGCCCAAGTCTTCAGGATCTAGGAATCGGTTGATGAATGACTCCATTCGCTTGATCTTCTCATTGGCCGCATCCAACTCTGCTTGGAACTCAGCATCACAATGATCTTGCCAAGCCTGTTCGGCTGCATGGTCGGCGTTGCTCATCGCTTGTTATTTTTGTATTTGTTCCATTGAAGGATTGCTTTGTATTCTTCATCGTCATTCTCAGCGTTCAGCATCGCATCCCCCGCCTCCTCCAGCCGCTTGATGCGGTCGTGAAGCCGCAGGTTTGCTTCATCCAGCAATTGCTGCTGCCGGATGATTGTATTGGACGCGGTGAGTTCGCGTTCCAACCTCCTGCACAGCAGCCCCAACTCGGCTACGTTGTGAGGTGTTGAGTCTGATATCGGTGTATCGCTCATTTACCCTCCCTCGCTTTGAGCATCGCGTCGGCTATTTCGTAAGCCATGATCGCGCTCTGGTTTATGTTGTTGTACCATCCCACTTCGTTGATTGCCTTCGCCGCGAAGTAGTCGCGGAGACTAACCTGAAGCCCTACGTTCACGCTGCTGCCTGTTGATTGAATCTCTGTTGTTTGTTGTCCACTCATAATGCCTTTTTGTGCTGCACTTTTTGCAGTAAGATTTAATCCCAAGAGGTCTGCTTCTATCTTTAAAGAACTCATTCAGCTCCAAAGTTTGATTGCAGTCTCGACATACATGAAACTGTTTGTTGAGGCAGTAAAACGAGTCTCCGGTGAACGTTGCGTGCCTTGTGTTGCAACCTCTGCAAAGCAGCTCCATTGATCCATCTCGATTGTGCTGCAATGATGCGACCGTCGATTTTCCGTCTTTTGACAGCCAATTCATCTTTCGGCTGCACCCCCTGCAAACCATTTTTGACTTTTCCACCATTTCGGCCAAATCCATCCTGGTTGGGACAGTTTTTCCGCAAGTTTTCGCCTTCGCCCTCATCTGTCCAAATCGATAGTGAACGACGCAGAGCCACTGGTTTCCTTGCTTGATGTAAGCGCAGGTACCGCATATTGAACAAGTCATGGCTCAATATGACATCGGGGACTACCTTGTCAACAGCAAACGCCGGTCCTCCGTCGTTGATTGGTTGGTTGCTCATTTCGATTCCTCCACCTTTACCATCGGAACGAAGTCCAATCGGTTGCTCTCGTCGATTGCGATTCCCCAATTGTTCCTGCGGCAGGACAGTTCGGTGGCGTTGTAAACTTCCGCCACCTTCTCGTCCGGCAGGTAAATGGACAGCAGTCCTTTGAATGTTAGTCGTACCGTCTCTGATTTGTTTTGCTCGCTCATTTCGCCTCCTTCCTCTGTAGGTATTCAGTCACCGCCTCATCGGCCACAAACTGGAGTTTGTAGCCCTTCTTGGTTGCGTAATCCTTCAGCCTGCGATGTGTTTCGGCGCTGACTATAAATACTTTCTCGGCGGGTCTCTTAGCCTTGGTGCTCACTTGAGTCCCTCCAGTTTTTGAATACGTTCCTGCATTTCACGGATCACGTCGCACAGGCCGATCAGTATCGTCCCGGTGCCTTCGACTCGGATTCCTGTTTTGCTGGTGATCTCTAAACCGCGGCGCTCGGCATCCAGTGCGATGGTTCGCCACGGGTCATTGATGAAGTTTGAGATCTTCACGCTCATTTCAATCCCTCCGCAATCATTGCGTGCTCCAGGATCAGCACAGCGTCCGCGGTTTTCAGCGTGATCACCTGCCTGGGCTGCCGCTGCTGGGCGATGCCCTTTAGGTGGGCCTTCCATTTGGTGCCATGGGTCGCCTTGTTTCCGACCCCCAGTGTCTTCTGCCAGCGCTGTGGGGGAACCTCGATGCACCTGGTCTTCGAGGCTGCAATCAGGCCGTGCAGGAAGCCGACGTTGTACCCGAAGTTGAACATGAAGCTGCCCGGGGCGCCCTTGCCGCCGACGTACCCGCCGACCTTCTCGATGTAGACCACGTCGCTGATCGCCAGCCTGTCGCTCACCAGGACACTGATGTCCTGGTCGGTCTCCGGCATGGAGTTCAGGATGATCCCGGATGGCCCGAGGTAGGCCAGGCCGCCGCTCATGCCTGGGTCGATGGCTAGGATGCGAGTCACTTGGCAGCCTTTCTGAGCCAGGACAGGATGGCCTTGTCGGCGATAGCCTGCAGCTTAGAGCCGGTCTGCAGGCAGTAGTCCCGCAAGGCCTTGTGTGTGGTGGGTGTCACGTTGATGGTTTTCGGTTTGGTCATTTCAGGTGCTTCTTGACCTTGGCCCAGTAGGCCTCGGTCGCAGATTTGCGATCACCAGTCGGGCCCCCGTTCCAACGGCGGGCCAACTGCTCGGTGCTGGCGCCTTTGCCGTAGGCCTTTAAGTAGGCCTCGCACACCGCCCTGGCTGCCACGCGGTTGGTCATCTCGGAGTGCTTGTAGTGAGAGCCGGTAATCCGGTTCACGTCCAGAACCACCCCACGGTGGATCTGTAGTGGCCCTATGGCGCGTCCGTTGTCGCCGATGGCTTGATCGTTCCCGGAGGACTCCACGATGATTAGGGCCGAGATTAGGTTGGAGAGAGTGGTCATGGTTTGGAGAGTGTTGCGCGTTGGCCAGTCGCGCCCCTGGTTGGATGGTATTCGCCCCACCCGGGCGTAAATCATGCAGGTTGGATCACGCTGTAGTTGTAGTCGCCAGAATCGTATGCCGAGAGCTTGCTGTAGAGCTTCTGGATCTTCTCTTCGGCAGCCTCACGGCTCGGGAAGGCGCAAACGAAGGTGTTGTAGCATCCGACTAAAGCGTCAGTCGAACGGCAGAAGTAAGGGATCTCAAGAACCACCACGAACAAGCCCAGCGCCTTGGCCTTGTTGATTGCAACGCTCTCCTTGGCGCCCAACTCAAAGGCAACCTGCTGTGCCTCGGTGAAGCAGTTTTGGAACTCGCTGGCAGCGCCAGCCTCGAACTCCCAGTGCTCTTGTTCCTGCAGTGTGGTGGATCTCATGGTGTTTTGCTTTCGACTTGATTGGACCGACGGCCGTCAAGTTGCCACAAAAACACTTAACCCGTCTACAGAGAAAACTGTTTTTCTGTAGATTTTGAAGAAAGCCCAATGTTTATGCGGGTCAAATAGGGGTCACTCGGGCGTGAACTTGGCGTCGAACTCGGCCTTCGAGCGCACGTAGACCGTGCCATTGTCGAGCCGGCGGTAGACCACCACGGGCCACCGCAGCTCGCCCAGGCGCAACTGGGCATCCTGTGCCAGGATCTCGACCACCACCGACGGGTTGCTCCGGTTGCGATAGGTCACGGCCAAGCGGTGTAGACCACGGTGCCCTGGCCATTGGCGTCGACCAGCTCGACTGCATTAACGCCCTTCAATTTGCCCAGCGCGGACAGGAGCTGCGTGTCGTTGGTCGCATTGGCGATGCAGGCCGACACGATGTCCGCGTCGTCGTAGGAGGCCGACAGGTTCTCCTTGGTACGGTCGCGCCAGACGCGCACCACGCGCCCGTTGGAGAGGTTCACGCGCCGCATTGACTCGACGCAGGGGAAGGTGTGTTTCATGGGGCCTTCAGGTTAGGTGAGCGCAACCGATTTCCAAGTTGTTCCGTTGTGAATGTGCAGCGTGTTGCTGTTGGTGTTGAAGAACATCGGCACGTTGGCTCCCGTCACGTTGGTCGGAGTGCCTGTCGGATTTGACGATGAAGCAGGGATGTAAACGAACCCGTCGATCATCGAGCTGCCGCCAATCGGCCCGATGAAGTCGCCGCCCACCTGATTGTAGCTGGCACCCTTGATCAGCTTGCCGGTGGCGCCATCGAACAGAACGAAGTTGCCGTCCGTAGCGCTGCCGGGCCCAACCACGTTGCCGGTTCCTGTGCCTGTGGCTGCGATGGTGATCGTGCCAGATCCGTTTGTGATCGTGATGTTGGTGCCCGCGGTCAGCTTGGCCCGGGCCAGCGTGCTCCCGAGGCTCTTGCCGATGAGCAGGTCGCCGTCGCTGAAGACGTTGCTCTGCCCGGTTCCGCCGTTGATCACACCGAGCGTCCCGCTGACTGCAGAGCCGCCCAGGGCAATCTGGGGCAGGTCGATGGCTTGGATGGCAGACATCTGCACCACGGTACCATTGCCCCGGAGGTACTGCCCGTTGGTGGTTGCGCCTGCCAGGAACGAGATGGCCGAGGATGCCGAGGTGCTGCTGGTGCCGCCATTGGCCACGCTCAGCACACCGTCCAGCGTGATCGTGCCGGAGGCCGTGATCGGGCTGCCGGACGTGGTCAGGCCGGTGCTGCCGCCGGACACACTGACCGAGGACACGCTCGCGCCCGACGTCATGCTGTCCAGCTTGGCCGCGTAGGTGCTGGTCATGTAGCCGTTCTGCGTGCTGCTCGCCGCGTTCTGGCTGATGACCGGCGTGGTGCTGCCCGTGGCCACGCTGATGTTCGCACCGCCCGTGGCCGACACGTTGGTCACCGTTCCGACATTGGCCGTGTAGCCCGCCGGGTTGGTGTCGGGATAGGCTCCGAGGTTGGTGAGTGCACCGCCGGCCGTGGTCGCCCCGGTTCCGCCCTTGTTGACGGGCAGCGTGCTGGTAATCGTGCCTGCAGAACCCAGCACGTCGATGTTCCACGTGCCGGTCGCCCCGGTGCCGGTGGGCGACGGGATGTCGGTGCCGATGGCCAGGCCTAGGTTGGTCCTGGCACCACTCGCAGTGGTGGCTCCGGTGCCACCGTTGTCCAGATCCAGCGTGCCTCCCAGGGTCAGCGTGCCGCTCGAGGTAATCGGGCCGCCCGAGAAGCTCATCCCCGTTGTCCCGCCGTCGGCATTGACGCTGGTCACACTGCCGGATGCCACCGCGGCATTCAGCGTAGAGCCGGCCATGGACAGGTTGGTGCCGAGCGTGATCTCGCCCAGGGCAGTGCCCGAGGCATTCGAGCCGATCAGCTTGGCCACCGCGGAGGCCGCCTGCATCTTGGCGTAGGTCACCGCGTTGTTGGCAATGGTCGCCGCGAAGGACCCTGTGCCAGTGCCTGTCACATCCCCGGTGAGCGTGATGGTCTGGTCGCCGGTGTTGCTCCCGGAAAGGTTGGAGCCTGTGACATTGCCTGACGCAGCCACCGAGGAAGGCGTGATAGCGCCCAGGGCCAGACTGATGGCCGGGGTGGTGGTCGGGTTGGTGACCGTACCGCTGACTCCATTGGCCGTGGTGACCGAGACCGATGTGACCGTGCCGCCGTTGGACGTGTAGTTGGCCGGGTTGGACGCAGGGTAGGCCCCGAGGCTCGTCAGGGCCCCAGCCTCGGTGGTTGCACCAGTTCCGCCCGCAGACACTGCCAGAACGCCTCCTAGCGTGATTGTGCCACTACTGGTAATGGGCCCGCCCGAGGTGGTCAGGCCTGTCGTGCCGCCCGAGACGTTGACGCTTGTCACACCGCCGCCCGTAGGTCCCGGAGGACCGGCAGGCCCGGTGGGGCCGGCAGGACCCTGGGGTCCCTGCAGACCGCCGGCACCGAGTGGTTTGGTGGCTCCGGTATCGAGCCGGGTGATCTCCAGCGTGGTGTAGATCTCGGGCTGCCCGATATTGGAGGCAATGCCAAGGCCGTCTGCATGGCCGCCGCGCTCGCAGTAGTACTCGAGCCGGTAGACGTTGTCCTTGTGCGGCGTGATGCGCAGGTTCAGGGACACTTCCATGTCCACGCCGTTGTTGATGTAGAGCGATGGGCCGTACCCGATGACCACCGAGTTGGTCACATCGTAGATCCGCAGCCGGGTCCCACGGGTGTGATGGAACGGTGCCAGCACCTTCACCTGGTAATCGCCGGCAGCCACCTTCCACTCATTGGACGCAAGGTCGATGATCAGGCCATTCGGATCGCTGCTGATGGTGTTGAGCGTCCGGGCTGTCCACACAGCAGTCACCGCGGTTCCGCCTGCGACGTTGTTGTCCTTCACGTCCTGCAGCACCGCGATCTTCAGGGTCAGGCTGTCGACGTCCTTCCTCAGCTTGTTGATGAGGATCGTGCTGGTCTGGCTATCGTAGCTCATTGCTTGGCTTTACGTCGGAGGATTCTCTGGGCCTCGTCAAGACTGCTGGCGATGCCTATCAGGCTGCCTGCGGGGCCGTAGAGGCGGAAGGAGCCCTTGGTCTTGCCCGGGATGGCCCGGAAGCCGCCCTGAAAGCTGTAGGCGCCGGGCATGGCTGAGTCGGGGGATGGCATCATATCCGCCGGCATATTGCGGATGGCAATTGCCGCAGCCACGCGCCTAGGAGGCACCGCCCACAGGTTCTCCGGGTCGAACCGTTCAATCTCGGTCGCCTTCTTCAGGCGGACAGGATCTTCCATGCCGTCGTACAGAGCACCGTAGAGCCGGTAGCCCTTTTCAAACAGGTCCATGGCCTCGCGGTGGTCCTTGACGCTACGCCCCGAGGCCATGTCGCCGGCGGGCATATACCGGAAGTCCTGGGGATTGCCGTACACCGGGTTCTTCACAAACACCGTGTTGCCTACGCTGAAAGACTCGGAGCCACCAGTGACGGGTTGATCGGTGCGCTTGTCGTAGAAGTAGGAGTGCTTTTTTGGGTCCATTCCAACCGGGGTCCACGTTTCAATATCCGATGGGATCGACCTGTCTTTGATTAGCCTTCCTTCAACCGTGGCAATCGGATGCTTTGCAGACCTTCCTTCCTTGATCGCAACCGCACCCAGTTTGGATTCCTCGCTTCCTTCTTTTACGAAGAATCTTACCGGGCCAGAAAGGCGAACATTGGTGTCGTAGCCAATCCTGTCGCCCACGTTTCCGGGGGTAGCAGGTTCGTGAATCGTTTGAACATATGTGCCCCTGTTCAGGAATGCAGGGATGTCGATGCGGACGCCAACAGGAGATCCTTCTGGAAGCGATTCGTGTTCACGCCAGAACGGTTGCTTTGATGAAGAAAGGGCAGCTTTGGCTTTTTCCTCGGTCGGCGGGTTGGCGAAGTCGATGTTGCTGCCCACCTCGCGCTGGATGGTGGCGGGCATATACCGCTGGGCGCCTACTTCGCCCTGGGGCGTGGTAGCCTCATCCGCAGCACGTCCCTCGGTCCAAGTCCATTCAGGCATGAGCCCGGTTTTCTGATCGGCGAATACGGTGTCCTCTGTCTTAGCGGTGCGGTTGCGCTCGCCGTAGGGACCGTAGTTCAGCCAACTGTTTTGACCTCGAGTCTCAGTGGTGATGGCGCCACGAGCAGGCCCCGTGAAGAGTCGAATGTGCGCCTGCCAGGCGTTCTCCTCGCCCTGAGCCCGGAAACCGGAACCCTCAATGCCGTGACCGAAAGCGTCATGCACGGCGCGGAATAGGTCGTTGGCATAAACGGTTCTCAATTCACCGTTGGGTCCACCGAACGGCCAACGCAAACCAGTCTCGGCAAGCATTGGGTTGGAATCTGGATTGAAGTCCTCCTTGGTTCCAAACCCAGAGTCTGTTGGGAAAACTCCCATCGACTTGTTTGCGCGGAGGTCGCGCATGGCGTTGAACGGAGATGATGCGTACTGCTGCCCCGCATCCGAATTAATATCAATAAACCAGAACTTGTATCCCGCTGAATCAAGTGCTCGATACTGATCCGTGGTTTGACGGATCAGGTCCTGGTAGGCCTCGCGCACCGCAGGATCTTGCGGTGCATGAGGCATCTCATCGTAAGCCTGAGCAATCCTGCGGGCACGGTCCTCGTCTACCTCAACGTATTCTGATTGGCGACGGAGATTGATTCCGTTGTCCTTGGCGTACTGCTCTGCGACGCCAACCAAGCTCTGGTCTGGGCCACTAGCGCCTTTGACCTGTGGAGCGCCTGCAAGCGGCGCAAGGTTCCCAGACGAATACCGTCCTCCTCCTCGGTCTCCACGTCTTCCTGGTTGTTCTGCGGTTTGTTCATAAAGTTTTTCTCCTCCGGCAGGCATGAAATACGCTAGACGAGAAGGTGAGTCAATTTGCCTTCTCTTCCATTTCTCACCTGCCTCCGGCGTGGTTCCATACCCGGCTGCCTTGTTGGCTTTTTGCGCTTCACCCAACTGGCGGTCGTTCAGGGCCGGTAGTTTTTCAAGACCAGGGAACATCACCTCATGCGGTTCAACACGTCCCCGAATGCGATCCCACAGGGTCCATTGAGCCGGGAAGACAGCAACACCAAGTTCGTTCGCCCGGCGCTCGTTAATCTCAAGTGCTGAACGGTAGGAATCCGACATGACCTGGAAGTCCTTGGGAGTTTCCACCCAATCGACCGATTTGATGTATTCCGGGGCATTCGGGTTGATGCCGCCCTTCTTCGCAAGAAGCGTTGCCTTGCGGCTTCCCATGGCAGCAAACACGGCCTCGTTGACGAACTTTTGAACACGGTCTGCACCGTAGATCTGTGCTTGCCCCAGGACGTCATCAATGGTTTTCGCCCGGGTTGCCGTTGGGTCTGGTAGCGAATCCAAGGTAGATGCCATTTCAGCCTTGATGCTCTTGATGCGTTTATCGTTTTTGGCCTTTAGCTTCTTGAGTGTTTGCTCGTCGTTTTTGTTGAGCTCGACAATCCGCTTTCCTTTTTCCTCGGCATTTTTCAGGCGGCGATTGAATGCCGACGTGGCTTCCTTGGACTTCTTGAGCATTGAGTTGAAACGGTCGACAACAATGCCTTCAAACCGTTTGCGCAACTCCGGGTTACCCAGCAACTCCTGGCCAAAGATGCGGGCCATGTGGCGGTCCATGGCCGAGATGGATGCCTTGAGCGGATCTTGCCACACCGATCCAAAGGAGCCCGTCTTGGTGCCAAACCCTTTGACTTGAGTTGTCAGCTTGTCGACGAAGTCTGCCCAGGATTCGTTGGCCTTCTTGACGAAGAAGTCTGGGTTCTTGGTGAACAACCGAGCGGCATTTACGATGTTCGAGATGTCTGCGGTGATCGCAATACCAAGGCCGCCCTTGCCTGCAGAGATGAACCCCAGTTCCTTTTTGAGTCGTTGGTTCAGCTCCTTCAGGTTTTCTTTAGTCGGGTTCTCTGGGTATAGATTGGCAAACTTGCGCACATCTTCCATCGAACCAAACCGGAGTCTGGACTGCCCCATTTCATTCGGCAGCAGCGGTGCGTTTGGTGAGAGCATACCAAACACAATCGAGTTGAAACTCGAGACCTTCTCCCCAGGTGTCGGGGCCATGGTTGACGCCAGCTTTGCCGTCAGCTTGGCGTGCGTCGTCTCAGGAAGGTTTGCTACGTCGACTGGGTTGGCTTTAAGCCAGAGGAGGTCGTAGTACGTGAACTTGCCCTCAAGGCCGCCGGGTATTCTCGCAGGATTTCCAGCCACGTCCGAGGGGATGTTTGCGATTTCTGAAAGAGGGCCAAGGTTTGGGACGCCGAATGCTTTGCCGTATTCCTCAAACTCCGTTGGAGTCCAGTCTTTCGGTTCTTTGCCTTTGAAGAATATGTTGCCGCCTTCATCTCTTGTAACTCCCTGAGCCTCAAAGGATGCACGTCGTGGCAAAGATTCTGCAACCTGTTTTCTAGCTGCGTCCTCTTCAGCCGGCATGAACCTCACATCCCCCGCTTGTCGAACCGCCCCGAGTTCTTGCCGGCCTTCTTCTCGGCCTTGCGTGCGACCGACAGCGCTATCGCCACGGCCTGCTTCTGCGGTTTGCCGGACTTCATCTCGCGCCGGATATTGCTGCTGACGGACTTCTGGCTGTAGCCTTGCTTGAGTGGCATCTGCTTTCCTTTCTGCTTGGGTTTGGGTGTCGTAGATCCCGATCAGCTTACCGTCGGGACCGTAGAGTCGGTGCTTGGCGCCGCTGATGATGCGGTAGCCTTCCTCGGAGTTGATGACCGATTTGTCGCCGAGCTTCTCGGCAGGCATCCAGCGCTGCTTTGAGAGCTGGTAGGCCTCCTCCGAAAAGCGTGCGCGGAAACCGGATGGAGCTATTGAACCAATACGGTCCAGGCGGAAGTCGCGGACAAACTTTTCACTCTGGTTGATGAAGTCCCCGAGGTACTTGGCCTTCTCCAAACCAAAGATCTCGGCAGACCGGCGGGCGCCTTCCTTCTGGTCGAGGTTGGTGAAGTACTTCGCCAGGTCGCCCATGAACCCGTCGACGTTGTCCCACAGGCCCTTGCCCACACTGCCGTTGGAGGCTGTGTCCTTCAGGATGGCATCCCGGACATAGCTGATGTCGATAGCCTTGATCAGCGGATGATCCGCTTTCGAGAAGTAGAACGCATACGGCAGCACGTCACGGTCAGTGAGGCGGATGCCGCTGCTGTACCTGTTGACCTTTTTACCAGTCAGCCGGTTGATGATCTTCTTGAGCGCTGCGCTGTAGGTGATGTTGAGGCTGTTGCCAGCGTCCATTGCAGCGTTCGCGGCCCTGATCTTGTCCTTCATCCGGCTGCTGACCGCCTGAGACTGCTCAATGGCAGACAACTGCTCCGGGCTCAATCGACCCTGAGCAACACCATCGACCATGCGGGCTGTGCCCGGTGTGTTCTCAATGATGGATCGAAGGCTTTCGCGGTCCTTGTCCTCTCGGGCCACAACCTCTTCGCTGGACATTGACCGGATCGTGCCATCGGGCATCTGTTCAGCTAAACCAAGCTCGACCAGTTGCTTAGCCGCCAGCGGGTTGGACACATCCTCGGGCTTGAGGATTAGCTTGGTCTTTTCACCTTGGATTTTGATCTTCTCATCCAGCTTGCGCCGGGCACGCAACAGGTCGCGCAGCATGGCGTTCACCTGGGGCGAGGCCTGCTTCAGATCCGGGAACAGGACAGAATCGGTCGGCTTTACACCAAACGTGCGCTCAATGGTCGCCGCGGCATCTGCCAAGGCCCGGCTGGCGTTCTGGGTCAGGGCTAGGTCGAGAAGTTGCCTGGTAAGGCCCGTGAAGCCCTTCAGCAGTGCGTCAGGCTTCTGACCGGCCAAGAGCCCAGCAAAGTGCTCTGCTGCGAGCTCTGAGGCCACGTAGTCAGCCTTTTTGTTGACGGTGTCGTACTGAGCGAGCTCGTCTGCCATCGAGGCATTACCAGCACCCAGCTTGTCGCGGTACTCGTTGAACTTGGCTTCGATCTCTGCGTCATTGAAAGCGCCCTCGGCCAGCTTGCGGATGGTGTCGCCTTCCTGAATCCATCGACCCACCAAAGCGTTCTTGATCTCGGTAGCGCCGGCCTCGAGCTGGGTGCTCTTCTCAAGAGCGTGGAAGAGCTCGTGACCGAGCGTGTAGAGCGGGCCGTCGCCGGTGCCCTTGCCGATGATGTCGGCGTTGATAACCACCGCAGGCCGGCCACCTTTGTTCTCCACCTGCACGCCCCGAGCGTTGATTTTGTAGCGTTTGGCGAAGTCTTCGCTGGAAAGATACTCCACCTCGACGTCGCCAAACTTGCCGCGGACAAGGCCCTGCAAGTCCATCAGGCTGGATGCAGCATCCACGCCATGCCTATCACGCAACTGTTGAAAGAGCGCCTTGGTCGTCGGGTCCTGCTGGGCATCAATAAACCGTCCCAGGTCGCCGGCACGGGCCTCCTTGGCAGCCTTGCCGGTGAGACGCTGGTACATCCGACCACCGAGAGCACCTGTAGCACCCTGAACACCGCCAGAACCAAAGCCTGCAGCAGCACCTTCTTGACCACCTGACAAATATCCGAGGCCTGTACCAATTGCCGCACCTTCAATTCCTCCGGCAAGCCCCCGCAGTGAGGCATCCAAGGCAGCGTCCCCACCGTACTGCCCGACCACACCGAGCATACGCTGGCGCAGGTTGGCACCCGGGGCAGCACCGATGGCTTCCAATGGCCCGATGCGCGATGGCTGGGTCATCAGGTTCTCGCCGGCACGGGTCAGAGCCTCGCCCAGCTCCCGAGCAGTACGAATGCCTGCAGGGATGGCAGCAAAGGCAGCAGCCTCCGGTGCAACACCAAGAGCGCCTGCGATACCGGCGGTGGCCGCGGTGTTGCGGAGCGCTTCAGGCGCCATTCCGATAGCTTCCGCTGTCATGCGCT